ACATTAATTTCTTCGGTTTGTATTTTTTTGAGCATAACAGCAAAGGTACTAAGATCATCTTTACCTGCTGCTATAGATTCAACTAATGCATTAATTTGTTCAGTAAATTTTTGTTGCCCCTCAGTTGGTAGAGATTTTATAGATATTTCATATGTAGCATATAGCGCATCTCTTAATGTTTTTTGACGATTTATTAAAAGTTGTGTTGCTTGTGCTTCTGCAGTTGCTTTATTCTCTGCATCATTTCTTTTACTTAAACGTTTTGCGAGATCCCATTCTTGTTTTCTTTCTTGTTCTTCTTGTTTTGTTGTTTGAGTTTTCTTTTCCGTCGGAGCAGTTGTTTCAGAGACAGCCGCTTCCATTGCCTTCTTGACTTTACTTGCTGTTTGTTTGACCCCTGCTACCCATAAATCCATTTTATCTTGTTGTGCATTCAAGACTTTTGTTAATTTATTCGCCAATTTCTGATCCATATTATCAAGTTCTCTTGGTAATATGGGAATATTCTTAACTTTCTCCCCTATAGTTATGAGTTTCTCAACTTCCTTACCGAGGGAATTTAAAGTTCGTTGAACGTTTGCATATTTGTTTGTTAAAGCCTGTGATGGGCCTGCAATCGCCATTTCGGTGGCTCTGGCTGTCTGCACAATAACTTTTGCATACTGAGTATAGACTGAACCAAGGCCGGTCATAATGCGTGACATCTGTCTTTGCTGGGCTGTAGCAAAAGTGGTTGCGGCGGAAAACGCAACCATTTCTTGGGTAAGTCTTTTTAATGGTTCCTCATACCCACTTGTATTTAGTGATATGGATGTTGATTCATCAGCCATTTATTGGACTCCCGTTTCCCAATTGAAACCACCTTCATCAACAGTGCTTCCCTCGAACAAATCAGTGCCCTGGCCTATTGATTCAGGAGTCTCAATTGCAAGACCTTCCATGACAACTTGTCCGGTTATTTGTTCTGGACTGATTGACGCACTAAGTGGTGCAAATCTCAAACTTAATACACCAGATTTTTGAATAAGTTCCTCAAACATTTTATTGAAAGCCACTTTACCATCATTTTGTAGGTTCCAAGGTCCGACCATATAAGGCCAATCAGAAGTACCTTCCATTCCTTCATTATACTCTTCAAGATAAAAATTATGTATCCCTAGATTAAAGAAAAATTTACTATAATATTGATTTCCATGCCCAACATTTACTATCAAAGGAATATACATATCAGACATCCAAGATAATTCCGATTGACCACTTGCTAATATTTCTTGTTTCCACTTTTCCCTATAATAGCTCCATCCTTTTTGTGGATATTCCCCTGGTATTTTCTTTGCCAATGTTTTTTCTATAGTAAGATCATTTAACAAATTATTAATACCAAGTTTGCCTGCCAAAGCAGGATTCACACTTTGTGCCTTTTGTATAATATCTTTCACACGTTGAATAAGTGCAGTTCTTGATGCTCCTGTAAGTACAGGAACTTGTTTTACGATCTCTGCGATAAATGCAGCACAAGCACATAAGAATATGATCTTCATGTTTGCACGATAATATTCTTGTATTGTTTCACCGCGACGACGATTAATTAATTTTAGATTAAATTGTCCGCTAACATCCATTTTCTTCTTTTCCTGGGGCGGTACATTAATTGTACCGCCCCTTCTTATTACTCAACCTTTGCACCAGCGAGAGTTGCTTGAAATTTCATATCCTCTTCATTCCGAATTTCATCAAATGCAAGCAATTCAGCATGTTGAATACTGGTCATCTTATCCCATTCAGTTCTTATATCTGGTGGCATTATTTTAAATCTCTCACAAGCTCGCCAAATTGAATATAATCCTGATCGTCCATCTGGTGTTATTCGGGTACTTCCGCTTGTTGGTTTCCAGCTAAAAAATCGTCTCTGGCTTTCTGAATTGCATCTTCATCAAGACTATTTGCTGACATTACAGCCTTAACAATTCTCGTAATCTCAATAGTTGTAAAACCTGCTTCAATCAATTCATTGGTATAATTTACATAAGTTGATGGGTCATTGAGATCAACTGTATCCCATGTTAAATTTTCTGTAGCTTCCAATGACTTCAAAACCATATATTCAATCATATACCTATTACGGTTTTCCAAAAGAATTTTATATTCCTTGGATTCCACCATCGGGACAATGCCCTTACCTGGGATCTCACGCACAGGCGGATCAGGAATTGGACAAATCTTTTCAAAGTCATCAAAAGATTTAAGTGGACTCACTTTTAAAATAATCGTTTGGTCATCTCTGATTATTGGTATGATTTTAAGGTTGGGCACATTCACTATTTTACCATTTAATTTCATTTCCTACTCTCCTATTACGGTGTATACAATGGATCACGACGATCATATGGCCAATCTGTCGGACAAAGAAATGGAATAGGGACTTCACCAGGATCAATCTCATACAACCAATATACTGGACCAGTACCACCCTGTGGAAATGGATTCAATACATTTGGCCGAAGAATGTTTGCTTTTCCTGAAATTGCAACTGTACCAGCTTTTGTATCATTATCTACAGATTCCGCTCGGAAATATCGGAATAACACAGCCTCACCTGGTGTATCCAATAGATCAGGACACTCACGTCTAAGATCATTATGAAGTTCAAGTGTTGTACAATAAGGGGTACAAGCAAGCCAAGGCTCACGTTCAACACCCGAAGGCGATAAGCCAGGAACCAACCATGGATGTGCTGTTGACCCATCAAATTTCTTACCACGAACTGCTTCTTGGATTGTCAATTGATTACGATAAGCATTTGCAAGATCAGTACGTAATGGATCAGACCCCGCGGGAATACTCATTACATACTCATACTTACCTCCAAATGTAATATCCATTGGTGCTTCATCACCACGTCGTACATCATCAAGTTTGCCACGATCAAGTTCATAAATTATATTACGTCTAATCGTATAAGTGAAGTTGCCTTCACCAAATTTCACAATCAAATAATCACCTTGATCCGCTTCCCCACCAGGAGGTGGCGTGTTTGCTTGTGATGTCCGTCTAATGAAAAGTGTGCAATTTTTAAGATCAATTTTCATGGTTATGCCCTCGGGTCCGCTGGCCAGTTGTCTAATGGTGTTGGTAATTCATCAACAGTATATGGGAAATCATCAACACGTTGAACAAGTGGATCAGTAATGTTACATTTTCCCGTTACGGCAATTGTACCTGCCTTAATATCCATGGCATGACTTTCTACACGAAAATATCTAAATAGTATCGCTTCCAATGGTAATGGATAAATAGGCGGTGGGCCTATAACCGCAGGGCACTCCCGTCTAAGATCATTGTGAAGTTCAAGAGCCACACAATAAGGGGCACAATCAAGCCATGCTTCTGTTTCCGGTCCTGGTGCTCCACCAACTGCTGCAATCCAAGGACTTGGATCACCATTTAATAATGTCCCATCTAACGCTTCAAATAATGACAAATGATTTGTGACATCCGCACCATAAGCTTGGATATACTCATACTTGCCAGTAAGTGAAATATCAATTGGGGTTTCATCACCCCGACGTACATCCTCAAGTCGGCCACGATCCAATTCATAATTAATCGTATCACGTAAGTTCCATGTGAAAGTCCCTTCACCGAACTTAACCACCATACCTGACTCAACAAGCATTGGATTTGCTGCTAAATTGCTACGTCGGAGGACGAGAAGATTAACATTTTTGAGGTCTATCTTCATGCCTCAATTATCCTTTCTTGCTCAATAATCCCTCTAAGATCAACTTCAACGTAACCGACCTTTAGTGGGACTTTGGTTTGAACAAATCCTCGTTCTATTGTTCTAATGGTTGTTTTATTAAGACAAAAATTAGGGTTTGTAATTCCTTGGACTAAAATATTTTCCGATGCTGCGGCTGCGAACAATCCAAGCATATCAATAATGTCATATATATTCTCACTTGTCTGTGTATTAATTGCACAACCTATACGTACTTGTACATTTACGATTGTCGTTTGTCCGTCAGACTCATCTGTGTAAAATGGGCCATAGACTTTGAGTTCTGCCCATCGCTCTTTGGTTGTTTTTTGATCCTCGCCTATGTACATAGGAATTTCGCCTGCTGCTGTATGGAAATGCAACGTAATAGCTCGACGAATTTCCGTTGTCCAATGTGGTCTAATCATGTGCAAACTCCACTACTATTAATTCATAGGCTTCTTTAAGATCATTAATAACCTTAATTTCATAACGATTGTCATTTGCAATAAATGTATCTGCTCGTGATGGAATAATCCCAAGCGGGAAATCTGACTTCTGAAGCAAACATACGTGGGAGCCTAAATCATAATTTGAATCATAAGAAAAATTTCCCGCTCGGAATGCACTAATAAATGTCTTGGCCACACTGACCGGGAAAATTACTGCTTGAGTAATCAAACAAGCATGATTCCCTATGCCAACCTGCCCACTTTGTGGATCTGCCTCTGAAGTCGTGACACTAATATACCGAATTGACTGACCCCAATCACGTTTCAGATCATATAACAAATCTATAAGTGGTACATTCATTTTATACATGTTTCCATCGCATGTGTACAAGCAGTTACCGCTTCTGTTGTTTTTTGCAAAAGAGTTAACAATGTGGTTCGTTGAAACATTTCCATTTCCGCAATTACTTTACCTAACGATTGTTCACGTTTGTAGTCTCGCCAAATGAAAAACATGATAACAGCAATAGCTGGACCTGCTTCTCTCATTATAGCTAAAAACGCTGTATCCATGTTTTTTTTACTCCTTATGTAATTTTGACTGCTGCAATTTCAAAATTCGTAATTGCTCCGCCACCCAAATTATATGTCACTGTAATTTTACGCTCTGCATCTTCAAAATTACTTGTAAATGGACCAATGATTTTGACATCTCCAGGATCACCTACTACTGAAATTGTTACAGTAGGATCTACTGTTTCTAAATTCCCTGGACCTTCTGCTACAGTCACTGTTGGTGAAAATGTCATTGTAAGTTCGAATGCTGCCTCACTACGCACAAGTAGTAAGGTCTTACCACGTACATTCTCGAAAATGTTACCGGCTGCACCAAGATCTGAAAATGTCAAATTTCCTGGTACAACTTCACCATCAACAAGTGTATATGGTCCTTTAAAACATACAAGTTGTGTTGCTAAGACTGTTGCTGCCATGTCTATTTTCTCCTATGGCAAATTAATCACTGCAATAGTCCCATCTCTTGGTGCGCCTATGACAGTGAATTGCATCGTTTTATCATGTGGATTAATTACTTCTTTAGGTAAGCCAGATAGTCCAAAGAATGCCACGGAATCTGTAACTGTATATTTTAGAAAATTAATTTTCTTTTTAACTATGGTACTAGAATACCAATCAAAAGAAAGTGTAATTGCAGTTCCTGCATTATATACAAAAATAAATGTCTTTTCTGAAGCATTTTCAATTAAATATGGTTGTTCTGTATTTAATGTTGAACCAAGTGCCATTAAATTAATCCCAGCTGTTGCTACACCTGTAGGAACTAAAGGTATATATTCTGCTGGATTAACAGTTAAGGTAATTGTTGCTGATGCTAATTCAACATCAACATCATCGAGGAGTACGCAATTATAGGTACTAGCATCATCTGTATGGCATTCGGCAATAGTGTATGTTGATAATGTTGCATCTGTTATGTTCTTAGCTGTAGTTGTACCACCTTTGGTCCAACGATAATAATACGGTGGATATCCACCAGTTACAGTTACTTGAAATGTCACAGAATCAAATGTAGATACCGTTGAACTCACTGATTGAGTTGCAATCGCAAGTACATACAAATTAGCCATATCCGAAGTAACCACACTCGGTGTACCATTGGAGTCAGTCACAACACACGAATATGCTCCTTGACTTGTCGAAATAACCGAAGCAATCGTATATTTAGACGTTGTTGCTCCAGCAAGCAATGATCCTACTGTTCCTGCCGTAGCACCAATAGATGTCTTATACCACTGATAAACATAAGGAGATGCACCACCTGTGGCTATTGTTGCACAAGCAAATGCATCACCTTTAGCAATACTGTTTCCTGCAGGTGCTGATGTTGCAAGACTAGCAAATACATATCTAATAGGATTAGATGCAACTACTGCGACAACGGCATCAGTAACCACAACATAATAATTACCTGGAGTTACCGTTGTTGCTGAAGCAATTGTATAGTACGACTTCGTCGCACCTGCTATGTTGTTTGTTGTCTCTGTACCATTTTTGGTCCAACGATAGGTATATGGGCTTGTACCTCCTGCAGGAGTGGCTTCATTTACCAATGTTTCGGCAATTTCAAATGTGATCGTACTACTTACAGGTGATGTTGTTACACTCAAATCAACAGCCCATGTTGCGCCATGATAGAGCATGGCGCAACATATAATTAGGAGAAATTTCTTCATTATATTTCTCCTTTTAGGCAAGAAGTATTCCGCCCATATCCTGGTTAAGTGTCTTAACACCACAAAGCGTATCAAGTGTAATGACATACTTCATAATCTGCATATCATAACCAATTGTGACACGCAATGCAATGTTATTAGCCGCTGCAAATCCTGAATTCACACCTGTACCCGCATCTGCCGGACGCATGGGACGATTTACCAAAGTAAGTGCATCCTTGATAAGGCCCATGTTATAATTTGCTGGGGGAACAGGTCCAAGTACAGTACCATTTGCAACTGCTGCATCCAGTGGACGATTAAGTGTAATTGCTGTAATGTCTGCACCATCATCGGTTAATCCGGTGATCATGTACATATTACCTGCTAAGTATACACCTTGTCCAATCTTCAGAGCCGTCAAACCAGATACCGATGCAATCAAAATAGCACCTGAATAATTGACTGGCAATGTATTAGCATTCTCTGTCAAATATGTCGTGTAAATATTAACTACTGCACCACCTGCCACATTTGCCTGCAAACCAGGCCAAATTGTCATGTGTGTGCCATCTGCTTTTGCGGTAATTAGTTGTGGATGCAAATCACCTACAATTGTCACGAAACCGCCTACTACAAGAGTAGCACTATCATTCACAATAATCTCAACACCACCTTTATAGTGATTCCCTGTAACTGTAACAACATTACTTGTTACAAGAATTCCAGGTGCAGATACTTCTGATGTCTGATTTGCCACAAAAATATCAAAACTACGTGCCCGACCTATCCAACCATTTAAAATCGGACTATCGGATCGAGCGGCTGCATCATTGAATTGATCGAGATCAAGCAAATCATTCTCGGTAGACGGGCCAATGACCAATTTTCTCTCATCACGTGGAATCAAATTTCGTGTGAATTCTTCGTTTAAGTCACGAAGAGCCTCATCAGTTACTGCAACACCAATTGTTCCGGCAGTTGTTCCGAGGAAATTATACACTTCACCCATGAGTACAAGATCAATTCCCTCGGCAAGAGCACGAGCCGCAGGAACCATGAATCTTGTTTTAAGATCAACAAATGAGGATTGAATATCACGATCATCCAATTCAAAAGATACATGCAAATGTTGATTCAATTTAACCGTATCACCTTCGATGATCGCATCTTGGATAACAATTGGGCTACCCTTTTGCTTTCGTACTGCAGTGAATGTACCGGTTCGATTAATGTTAATAACATCCCCGCCACGAGCAAAATAACCATCATAATCACGATTCACGAGATTCGCAACCACTAAATTCTTATTTAGGATTCTAAGTGACTCCATTGCCCACCATTGGGGCACTAAAGCAGCTACATCGTTCGCCATATTGTCTATTCTCCAACGAGTGCAACGTTTTGTTTCCGCCACACTTCATATTGTTCTGTTGTCATTTTTGAGAAATCAGGTAACTCACCAACTTTTCCACCAGGAAACTGATCCGTTCGCAAACCAGTTCCATCCACTTGTCCATGATTAAAGAGATGTTGATGCTTCTTCATTTCGGCCATTCGTTTTACAACTTCATCGACAGAAAGATCTAGCACGACAGGTTTTTGATCTTTATCAAGATCAGGAAATGCGACTCTCGCCTCATGTTGACCTGTTGGCTTATCATCAACGACAATTTCTTTAACTTTTGTACCATACATTTTAACTAAAGCCAGGAAATGATCAGGATCAATACCTTTATTTTTACCGACGGCATCCTGGATCTGGATTTGTAATACCTGTTCTTCAAAACGACTCTTCAATGTATTATTCTCTTCGGTTAATTTGGTTGTTTCCGCTTTTAATTGCTCTTGAATCTTTAATAATTGATGTTCATATCGTTGTTTCTCAGTCATTGAACTGGTTCTTGTTTCTTCAAGTGATTGAGCAATTTCTTCTTTCTCTCTCTCAGAGAGATTCAATCTATTTTGAATTTCACTAAATTTCTTCATTAAAGCATCAGTTTCTGCTTTACCTTGTGCTCTCAATTCAGACATCTTCTTATTAAAAATATCTTGTGAGATTTGTTTGTTTTTATCTTCACCTTCTTTACTTTTATCATCACCTTTCTTACTGTCATCTCCTCCATCACTTGCACCTATACCACCATCAGCATCAGGTGACCAACATTGAACTGGTGTAATCTTACTAATATCCATACTTAACATGTTACTAATACCTCTCTTTCGGAGTTGTTTTGTTTCCTACTCTTTTAACAATCAAACCACATCATACCAATCACTTTTAGATACATTTTCTAATATTACTATTCCATCTGATAATTATTTCTTAATTATAGGAACTATCATTGTTGTATCAAATCCACTTGATTTTTTAACAAATCTGATCTCGTTATCTGCGTTAATACATTCCTTGGGAAATGGTCCCAAAAACATACTTTGCGCAAATATATTAATCTGATACATAGGAAAATTAATTTTCTTCTTCACTGTAAGATTAGGAGTCCATACAAACTCTAGTATAATCGGATCTCCTATACAAATCACAAATAAAAATATATTTTCTATAGCATTTGGAATTACATATTCAAAATCTTCTACCAAATATATACTAGGAGTCAAATCCATGCCCATTGCAGATGATTCCATGGGTACAAGATCTGTTTCTCCACAGATTTGTAAGCCCCAAGAATTCAATAATCCTTCATCTCGTCCTGCTATGTCAGCAATTTCCAATATCCAAATACCTTTTGCATTTTGGCCTTGAAAATGAGATAAAGACTCTTCTGGCAAATAAATATTTGTAAATGGAGCCGACCCAGCAGCAATTGCAATTTCTGCACTATCATCAAGAATTGTATTTATAAAATTATCACCATTTGTACCAACAAAATCAAATAATTTGACTCGTCTAGCATCAGGCGAGATCAAATGAACACTAAGATCAGCATCATAAGGATGTGTAATATTTAATATTGCATTTATATCTGAAATATACAAATCACTTGTGATCGTAAGTGTTGATGTACTCGTAGTGTAATCAAGAATACTCTTTGGTACATCAATACTATTATACCAATCGCATCCTTCTCCACTCACGGTCAATGTTGCAGTATTGCTTATCACTGCATTACAATCTGATACCCCTTCAGGGTATGTCGTCCAACATACAATTTCTGCCCAATACTCACCTGCATCCTCTGTCACACATGTTGATATTGTATATTTCGTATCTGTACCAGCTGCAATAATATTATCAGTTGAATCTTTTGCCCACATATAAATGATAGGGGAACATGCACTTGACACAGTTGTGGAAAATACAAAAGGTTCACCCACAACAACAGTATTAGTATCTGGATGAGTCATAACATATATAGGACAATCGGGGTTCACGATCAATGTTGCCATGGTACTAAGATCTGAATAACATTCAGGATCACCTTCAGGATAAGTTGGCCAATATGTCAATACTACCCAATAATCTCCTGCATCACTTGTTTGAATTGCTTCTATTGTATATGTTGTTGCCGTCCCCGATTGTATAATATTATCAGTTGAATCTTTCATCCAACGATAAATATAAGAAGAACAACCACCTATTGCCTCAATGAAAAATGTAAATTGTGCTCCTACAATTGTTGTATCAGATGCAGGTGGAGTCACAATATTTACAATACAACAAGCAGGATCAACAGTTAAAGTTGCCGTATTGCTCTTAACTGGTGGACAATTAGGTTCACCAGTAGGATATGTTTCCCAAAATACAACTGCACATGAATAATCACCTGTATCCAATGTTGAACAATTATCTAATGTATATGTAGAATTTGTCCCAATTTGAATAATATTATCTGTTGTATTTTTTATCCATGTATATACATATGGTGTACAACCAGCAGATGTAGACATAGAAAATATATAAGGATCACCAATAGCTATAGTATTACTAATTGGTTGTTCTACGATTTCTATAGCACAACAATTTTGCTCAATCCCTTTTAATACAAAACCATCCCTAACACCACCATAAATAGTATCAAAACCATCACTCATCCAATTTTCTAAATCAGTATCACCTACCACATAAAAATTATTACTATCGTCTAAATCAATACCATGTATTAAGTCAGAACCTAAATTCCCAATTAATGTAGACCAAATATGTTGACCAGATAAATCTAATTTAACTATAAATCCATCCGTTGTACCTTGTAAAATATTTTGTTGTCCAAGACTTACCCATTTATCTGTTGATTGTGTATATCCACTTATATAAACATTATTATTTGCATCCGTTTTTACAGACTCACAACAATCATACCCATTACCACCAATATATGATGCCCAAACAAAATTACCATCACTAGATAACTGCATAATTAGACCATCACCATTACCACCATAACTTGTATCCCATCCATATACTGGACCAGATGTTGTAAATGTATCTCCTACTACATTTATATTTTTATTTGTATCTATTGCTACTGATTGTACAAAATCAGAATCTGCACCACCTATATAAGTAGACCATAGTTCAGTTCCATCTACATCTGCTTTAACTACAAAACCATCTGCTACACCACCATATGTAGTATCGAATCCTCCACTAATCCATCCAGATGATTTTGTCATACCCACTACATATATTATTCCTATTTCTCCCTCTCCCTCTGCTGCTTCTTCTAAGCCTGTCGCAACCTCAAATGCTACATCATCTGAAGAACCCCCTATAAATGTAGACCATACATGCGCACCTAAAGATGTTAATTTAACTAAAAACCCATCATGAATACCATCATTATATGTAGTATCCCATCCCCCACTAACCCATTCACCTTCACCTTCACCAGATGTTGTTGAACCTACTACATATACTGCTGTATTATCTTCAGTTACTATTCCATTAACCACATCACTTCCAGTTCCACCTATATATGATGACCATACTGCCACGCCACTAGTATTATATTTAACTATAAAACCATCTTTCAAAGTATCAGTATTACCATCAAAATGTGTATCATAACCACCACTTGTCCAACCTGTTGATTGTGTCCAACCACCAACATAAACATCACCATCTGTGTCAATGGCAACACTTGTTGCTTTATCATCATATATTCCACCAATATATGATGATAACAAAAATTGTCCTGTCGTGATACACTCTAAAAGATAGCCATCTTTCATTCCACTATAAGATCCATTACTACACCAATCTGCAGAAGCTGTTTCCCCTACAATACAAACACCAGTATTTGCTATTGCTATAGACATACCTAATTCATAATTATCTCCACCAATATAAGATGACCAATTATATTCAACTTCTTGCCCTGTATAAACATAAGTGAAAGCATCTTCTTTTATATTAGAAGAACTATCAGGATTAATTACCATAAGATCTACAATACCAGCACCATGTGCTGGTGTTATACATGTTATATCAACTTCTCCTTCTCCTTCTCCTTCACCAACCACTACATTTGTTGCACTATTTGATCCAAACAGTACTTGAGTTGTTCCCTCTTCTATAAAACCTGATCCTACTATTGTTACAAGTAAGCCACCTAAATCATCACCTTCATTTGGTGTTATTGAAGTAAGTATAGGATCAGTCCATGCTGTTGACACAACCATTACAATTACTAAAAATAACTTTTTCATGTTATTTTCCTTTCATGTTCCTCTCAACATAATCGCCATATTCACATCAGTTAAATATGGTCTTAGAAAATTAAAAGCAGTAATTGAAGGTACACCATTCACAAGATGTGGATCGACCATTTCTGTATTTTTACTTGATCTTAATGCACCATAACCAATACTTGTTTTATTTATATTTCTGAACTCATTTTCTGGATTAATACCAAAAAGTAAAGCAAGTGCAATTTCACAACAAGCCCACTTAATTTCTTCAGGTAATTCTGCATCATATCCTGATTCAAGGATTCGTGGCCAACTCAATACTTGATCTGTTGTTTCCTTCAATCCACGGAAACTCAATGTATCAATGATCCTAGTGGCATGACACAAAGCAATATTCTTCTTTTCCGTAATTGCCGTAAGCCAAGACTCATTGAACAACCGCATAGCGAGATAAGCATCAGCGTACTCAATAGTTACGTAAGAATTTTCTTCAACCAATGGACCAATCATCGCCTGCATCGTAAATATATTAGAAGCCGCTGCTACAAATATCTCACCTTGTATAGATAAGTACCCTGATTTAGTTGCCCATAAATAATAGGTTTTCCCAATTTCGAGAAAAATATTACATATTCCCAAGGTATTCGTAACATAATAACCAGTCAAAACCTGTTGGCCTAACACATCCAGGGATACCCAAACCATCGTCGCTTGAATAGGGCTTTCATCGCCCTCCTGAATCGTGATTATACAGATATCTGGACCACCTATTGACAAGGCAGCCATAATTTCATTCAGTTTTGCGTCTATGCTTCCGGGTTGTGCAGCCATGATATCTCCTATGGCGTTGGCGCAAGTTCCATCGCGTCTCGCACGTCCTGTTTAGTAATAACGGGTAATCCTGGATATGTTTCATCTCCAGACAAAAGTGGGTTGCCATCAGAACCCAAATGAATCCCTTTGATTTTTGTACCAAAACTATTGAAAATTTCTGGGTTAATATTATCCATATCAGCATTCCAGATATCAAGCGACAATGTTGAAAGTATCGTAGTTATATCAACTAATGCCGCTGCTGAGGTATCATCAAACGCATCCCAGCGAATTGAGTCATCCTCAAGAGTCACGGGTATACCAGTTAAGGCTGTCTGAATATCCGCAGTTGTTGGCGCTGGGGTTGTTGGAATTGCAGAGACTTGGGCGGTCGTGCTAAGAGGTGCCACAGCCGACGCAAGATTCGCCGTACTTGCAGGCACTACAGTAGAGATTGCCGCAACTGCCGTGCTCGTTGCTGCCGGGAATGCAATTAGCGCCGCCGCTGCGCCCGTCTGTGCGTCTGCCGATGTGCTCGGAATAATTGTAACCGTGCGACCTGCCGTACCTGAAAATTGCCACATATAAGTAGGGGAGTTCAAAAGTACATTGGCTCCCACTGTTGCTAAAGCATCGCTCTTCGTCGCCGGATATGCTACCAATGCCGCTGTCGCCCCCGTCTGCGCGTCAGCCGTGGTGCTCGGAATCGTTGTTGCGTTCACAACTGGAGTCCCCAAATAAAACGTGCCAAGAAAAGCATTTACCGTCTGGCCGTCAACCGTACCGCTCGAAAGCATCACGGAATAGGTATGTCCCGTAGCGTAGAATCCCACGTCGGAATTGTCACTTGTATCAATGCTTGCTTGATGCGTACCTACAACGCCGTCGAATCCAATTGTCCAAGTCACACCATTCGCGGAAGATCGCGGTGTGGCGGAAGTATCCTTGAAAATCTTGAGCGTTCCCGCCGCCGTAGGATTCACAGATGCGCCAGTGCTCGCCTGCGTGTTCGCCGGGATAATGACAGTCGCGTTCACCGGCACAAACTGCCAGCCACCGAGAATCACAGCCAAGATCACAATCATGGAACCCATAATTTCGGTACTCCTTTCAATGTCCCTACGGTAGTGCTGTCGAACGTCACTCCGCCGAGAACTTGAGCCGCAGTCGGAACTATTAGAGTTCCCGCACTGGGATTGACCCCGTTTGCCGTTCCGTTCCGAACGTCGGCATTCGCCGCCGCAACCCATGTCCCGACAAGCCACGCTGCCGGGTTGCCGTAATTGCCACTTGAGGTCAGCGCCTTGGTTACCGGACAATCCACACGAGTACCCACTGTTCCGTTGTCAAACGTCGTGCCGATAGCAACAGCGCCCGCGCTCGGCACAACCAGACTCCCCACCGCTGGACTCACGCCCACGGCGGTTCCGTATCGCACATCCATCGTCGCCGGGAGCACGTTCGTGCCCGATACCGACGTGCCATTTACGCCCCACTGATACGGTATGAGTCCGTACTCCGCCGTGCATGGCGTCCAGATTCCAGCAACCCCGCCGCAGGTCACACCGCTGAGTAGATTCGCCGCCGCCGGAACTACGCCCCAGGTGTTGCCAAGGGACGAGACACATGTAATTGTCGAGGACGTAGTAGTAGTCCATGTCGGCGGATAACCACCTATTGCGCTGCCTTTGGTTCCATCTGCGATGTTTCCTATGAGTGTCCACGGCGCTGCTGACGAGATGCCTTCAGCCTGAATTCCGCTACCGCCATTTATATTCCCAACGACAGCACCAGTCCCTGTGGTGGCATTCACAATCCCCGATGCAGCATTTCCAGAACCCCCATTCACATTGCCTATTACAGACCATAGCCCTGTTGACACATTATAAAGGCCAAGTGAAAAATACACTGTGCCACCATTAACGGGGCCAATGATAATAATCTTTGCTGTCGAATTATTGCTTATTCCAACTGAGAAATTAGTTCCTCCACCATTAAGAACTGCTGCCACGGTTAATGTTTTTGTTGCGGCCGCCCCA